AACAAAAACAAACAATGACAGAACAAGAAACAATTAATAATATGTTCATGCAACAGATTGAAAAGGAATGCTTTGTAGATACTACAGAGATTATTTCTTATCCACCTGTAGCATTGTCTTTAGGGGAACATACTATAAACACAAAATCAGGTCTTAAAACGTATCCTATACCTATAGGAACTTATGGGAACTTTAGTTTTGTACAAGCTCCACCTAAGACAAAGAAAACGTTCTTTATTAGCCTACTGGCATCTGTTTACTTATCAGGTAAAAATAGATTTGGAGGAGATATACAAGGTCATAAAGAAGATAGATGTTTAATACATTTTGATACTGAACAAGGTAAGTGGCATTCACAAAGAGTATTTAAGAGAGTCTTAGATATGAATGATGGTAAAGATGTTGGTTGCTACCATACATTTGGTTTAAGAACAGTAGGATATAAAACTAGATTAGATTTTATAGAATACTACTTAAGACATAAGATTGAAAAAGGTAAAGTAGGTTTAGTGGTTATAGATGGTATTGCTGATTTAGTTAGTGATGTAAACAACTTAGAGGAAAGTAATAAAGTAGTACAAAAGATTATGGAATGGAGTGCTAAGTTTGACTGTCACATAATTACAGTTATACATAGTAACTTTGGAAGTTCTAAGCCAACAGGTCATCTTGGTTCTTTATTAGAGAAAAAATGTGAGAGCCAGATAGAATTAGAATTAAATACTGTTCATACAGAGCAAGTAACGGTTAAATGCAAAAGAAGTAGAGGTTACTCATTTGAGACGTTTAGCTTTAAGATTAATGACATAGGATTGCCAGAGGTAGTTGGTAATGTTTATGACCATTTACAAGGATTAGGAATTAAATATAAAAAGATATAATATGAATATAGATGTTAAAATAAAACGATTAGAAGAACAAACAGAATACTATAACTTAAAACTCTCTACATACAAAGAAAGTATTGAGGGAAAGTTTAGTAAAGAAGATTTACGTTACCTAATACAGCAAATAGATAACGAAATAGTATGATTAAATTAATTTGCCCTTTAGCAGTTTATTTACCAAGAGTTAAAAGTAAAGATAAGAGAATAGCAATAAATCTTAATACTTACCGAAACTTGCATCATATAATAAACAATCAGGCTAAAAAGGCTTATTTAAACGCTGTTAGAGAGCAGATTGAAGGACTGACCATACAAACACCTGTAGAGGTCACTTATAAGGTCTATAAAGCTTCTAAAAGACGTTTAGATAAAATGAATGTAATTAGTGTTACTTCAAAGTATTTGATGGATGCTATTACAGAATTAGGTTGCTGGACAGATGATGACGATGAAAACATAAAAACAGAGATTATTTTGCCGACAGAATTAGATGGAGAGAATCCAAGAGTGGAAGTTTTTATAAAATGTATAGATGAGCGATTTAGAAAAGATAGCCAAGAGTCACAAGCTATGGGTGAAGATGGTAATTAACTTAGGATGTAATCCTAGTATAGCAGAAGATATAGTGCAAGAAATGTATCTTAAAGTTCATAGACTTATTGAAGGAGGAAAGAACGTAATGTATAATGATGAATCAGCAAACAGGTTCTATATATATTTAACATTAAAGTCAATGTATTTTGATTATAAAAGAGCTAAAAATAGATATCAGTTCTTCGAGATACTAGAAAATGATGAAGCAAATAATATGTATGAGTCTAGTAGTATATATTCTGGAGTTGATTTAGAGCAACAAGAAGCGTTTACTAAGATATATAACAAGATACTAGATGAAATAAATAGCTGGGATTTCTATAACAAGAACTTATGTATAGCATATTTTACTACAGGTTTATCATTAGACAAGCTAGTGAAAGAATTAGGTATAGGTAGGTCAAGTTTATATAACTCTATAAGAAACTATAGAGAGATAATAAAAGACAAGTTTATGGAAGATGTAGAAGATTTTTACAATAAAGATTACGATAAAATATAATACTATGGAGAAAAATAAAGATTATTACGAGAAGTTAGACAAGAGAACTAAAGAGTACAAGAAGTGGAAAGCATCATTTGATTCTGATAATGGTGTTGGTTTAGGAGATGTAGTAGAGAAGATAACAGAAGCTACAGGAATAAAGAAAGCAGTTAAGTCTATCTTTGGAGATGATTGTGGATGTGATGAAAGAAAGGAAGCTTTAAATAAGATAAGGTTCTTCTCTCAAAGAAATGTAGAATGTTTAACAGAAGAGGAGTACTTTACATTAGAGCATTGGTTTAGTGAGAAAAGAAATGTAGTCACTACAACAGACCAAGATTTATTGTTTACTATATATAACAGAGTGTATAATATGAAACAAAAAAGAACAGGATGTTCTTCTTGTATTAAAACAGTTATACACGAGTTAGAATTATTGTTTAACGAGTATCATAATAATTAGTATGAAAGACTTTAGACCAAGATTAAAAGGTAATAAACTTAAGGCATTCTTAAATATAACTAAGCCAGAAACTAGAGTTTTAGTTATAGGAGATTTACACGAGCCATTTTGTTTAGACTCTTACCTTCAACATTGTAAGGATGTTTATTCTAAATATAATTGCAATAGAGTCGTTTTTATTGGAGATGTTATAGATAATCACTATTCATCATATCATGAAGCATCAGCAGATGGTATGGGTGGAGGAGATGAACTTGACTTAGCTATAAAGAGAATAGGCAGGTGGTATAAAGCATTTCCTAAAGCAGATGTAACTATTGGTAATCACGATAGGATTATAGCAAGGAAGGCACAAACAGGAGGTATACCGAGTAGATGGGTAAGAGATTATAATGAAGTACTTAATACTCCTAAATGGAACTTTATAGAAAGAGTTGTTATTGATAATGTTCAATATATACATGGAGAAGGAGGAACTGCTAGAACAAAGTCTAAGGCAGATATGATGTCTACTGTACAAGGTCACTTACATACACAATGTTACACAGAGTGGACTGTAGGAGCAAAGTTTAGAGTCTTTGGCACACAGGTAGGTTGTGGTATAGACCACGAGAAATATGCCTTTGCTTATGCTAAAGCTGGAAAGAAACCAGCTATTGGTTGTGGAGTAGTTATAGGAGGACATACAGCAATTAACGAACTAATGAATTTATAATATGTTAAAGAATAAGAAGCATACCATTTCACAGAGAATGGGTAGAATGGAAAGAGTACTAAGTCAGTTGTATTTAACAAACGTAAGTATGACTGAAAGATTAAATAAACTAGAAAAAGAAATATTTAAAGAAGAAGAAAGTAATGAGTGATAGCCTAAAGAAATACGAAGAGTTAGTTGGTAGCTTACCAACAGATAGTCAAGAGAGAAAAAAAATACCTATATACACAGGACTCATTAAATACTTTCCTGATGCTGTAGCAGAAGTTGCTAGAGTTTCTTTAATAGGAAACCAACAACACCATCCTGATAAGCCTTTACATTGGGATAGAAACAAGAGTACAGATGAATTAGATGCTTTAGCGAGACATTTAGTAGAAGCAGGTAAGATAGACTCAGATGGTGTTAGGCATTCGGCTAAGGTAGCTTGGAGAGCTTTAGCTAACTTACAAAAAGAATTAGAAAACTCTAACAAAAGAGATGAGCAATGGTATATAGACCAGCACAATAGAAACAGATGAGTTTAATAAGAAATAGCAATCAGACAAAGCAAGGTTTAGACTTTACAGGAGTACAGAACGGTAAGATACATCCTTCTGATATAGATGCTGTTTTAGAGTTTGATAACAAGGCTTTAATATTAATGGAAGTTAAAAGAGCTGGTAACTCTATTCCTACAGGACAAAGACTTTTGTTAGAGAGAATATGTGATAGTTGGCATACAGACAAAGGTATTGCTTTATATGTAACGCATAATTACTTAGATGATACCAGAGACATTCCTTTAGTTAAATGCTTTGTTAATGGTTGTTATTACAAGGGTAAGTGGTCTAAAGTAGATAGCGAACCTTTGATTACTGTTTTGAATAAGTTAGGCTTTAATTGGAATATAAGTAAATTAATGTTTGATAATTAAAATAATTATATTATATTGCAGACATAAACAATAAAACAAAAGCAATATGAAAAAAGAAGTAACAGTTGAATACGATAACATAGTCTTAGTTCTTGTAGGAGACTATCAAAAAGGACAAGATGGTAGTTATATGCACCCAAATATCAGTAGTGATTTTAATTGTCATCAAGTGTTATCTGGAGGACAGGACATTATAGATATACTTCAGCAAAACATTATAGAAGAACTAGAAGAAGAAGCAGTTAAAAACCTAGAAGAAGTATGGTAGCATTGTTTGATGCAGATAGTTTAGTATGGGCATCATCTTATGGTGTCGAAGAGGATATTGATTTAGCTATAGAAAAGTATAATGATTCCTTTACAAACATAATATACGATTTGAATGAAATATATGATATATCAGAAGTAATAACCTTTAACAATAGTAAGGGTAACTTTAGAAAGATACTAGATACCAACTACAAAGCTAATAGAAAGTCTTCAGGAATACCTAGTGTTTTAACACATCTACATGATTATGTAACACAAACCTATAATAGTGTAAGTAAATATAGTTTAGAGACAGATGACTTAGTTGCTACTTATTGGAACAGTATAGCAGAAGAAGATGGTAGAGATACTGTGATTATAGTTTCTATAGATAAAGACTATAAACAACTACCAGCTTTAATATACAACTATCACTATAAACATAGGTGTGTATATGACATAGAAGCTGTAGAAGCTTTGTATAACTTTTATGAGCAAATGATTATAGGAGATAGTATAGACAATGTAAACTACTGCAAAGGGTATGGTAAGAAGTATGCTGAGAAATTGCTAAAAGATTGTACAAGTCATTATCAATTTACTAAGAAAGTATATGAATTATTTAAAACAATATACAAAAGCAAAGCTAAGTTAAAATACATACAATGTTATAACTTACTAAAGTTAAGAACTGAATGAATGAAGGCTTATCAAACAAAACTATTAATGAATATTTTATGCTAACCTTGTATGAGATAGAACAAGGAACTCTATATGAAGATATAGAAATAATGTTAAAGGAATACGAAGAAAGAGAAATGTATTTAGAATGTGCTGGAATAAATAAAGCAATGGAATATTCTAAATTTAACTCACTAGTTTCAATAACAAAACAATTAAATGAGTACGAACAATTAAACAGAATAAAAATTATAAACGAAGATGAAAACAACACAAGAGATTAAAGAAGCAATAGAACAAAGAACAGGATTAAAGCTAGACTCTAAAGGTAGAAGAAGAGAATTAGTTTATTGTAGAGCAATTTACTTTAAATTATGTAGAGAGAACACAGAGCTTAGTTTACATAAAATATCAGATACTTTAGGAATGAGTCATTGTAATGTAATATACTCTCTAAGGAATACATTCCCTTTAATAATGAAGCATGAGTATAAGTATAGTTCAATGTATAAGATACTTAAATCTCCTGACCCTATAGAAGACATACAAGAGAAATACATAAGACTTAAAGAGGATTATGAAGCTTTACTTGAATCAACAAAAGCTCCTGATGATGCAGAGTTAGTAGATATGATAAGACAAATACCTGAACAACAAATAGATGTAGCAAAGCTTAGAATAAATGCTATGGTACAAATGCTAAAAACATATTAAGATGAACAAGAAAGAAACAATTAAATTAGCTTTATTAGTAATAGGATTATGTTACTCTTTTTTTAAGCTAGGTCAAGGTAATCCAGAAATAATAACAAAAGAAGTTATTAAGGAAGTAGAAGTAAGCGACAAAGGGTTTTGTGTAGCTTGTTATAAGAAACATAACTATGACCAGATTTATGTCTTAGTTAATGATTATACAGATTAATGTACTTAGAGAACCTAAGGCAGAAAGCTTTAAGATGGTGTTTTAAGAATGACTTTGTTATATACCCTGTAACTAAAAACAATAAGGATTATAATATAGTTATAGAGAAAGGAGTAAAGAAAGTATTTATTGAAGATGTATATACTAAAACAACTATACATCAAGGTATTACAGATATATACTTAAAGCTATACAAAAAACATAATACTAAATAATCGTTATCATATTATGGCTAGAGCAAAAAAGAATAAATCACAAGAGATAAAACCTACAGATGGTAGGAAACATAATAAGAGACTTGCACCGAAACCTATATCTACTACAAACAAATTACCTTCGGCTAGACAGAATAAAGCTAAGAGAGACAGGATAGCATCTTATGCTACCTCAGCTATGAAAGATGTATTTGGTAGCGAGAAAGAAGCGTTTAAACACCTAGCAAGTTTAGCTAAGAATAACTTTACTCACATGAAGCTACTACTAGAGTATGCTTATGGTAAACCTTCTGATAGTATAAATGATGCTAAGAAGTCTAACAAGGTACAAGTACCTGTAATAAATTTCTTTAACAATAAAGATATACAAAACATAGAAGATACAATAGATGTAACTCCAGACGATGAATAGTAATATAAATCTACATAGTAAATACATTCCTCTGTTTCAATCTAAAAGCAGATACTATATTGTAACTGGTGGTAGAGGTTCAGGTAAATCATTTGGTGTAGCTTTGTTTCTACTTAACCTAACGTATGAAGAAGGGCATAAAGTATTGTTTACTAGATATACTTTAACATCAGCTAACACCTCTATTATTCCTGAGTTTATTGAGAAGATAGACCTTATGAATGTACATAGTGATTTTAGGATAACTAAAGATGAGATTATAAATCTTAAGACAGGAAGCTCTATAATGTTTAAAGGTATACGAACATCCTCTGGTAACCAAACAGCAGCTCTAAAGTCCTTAAATGGCGTTACAACGTTTGTTGTAGATGAAGCAGAAGAGCTTATGGAAGAAGATGTGTTTAACAAGATAGACTTTTCTATACGTTCACAGAATAAACAGAATAGATGTATTTTAATATTAAACCCTGCTACAAAAGAGCATTGGATATATCAAAGGTATTTTTTATATAAAAGTATAAAAGGTGGTTTTAACGGTATAAAGGATGATGCTACTTATATACATACTACATACGAAGATAATAAAGATAATCTATCAGACTCATTCTTAACACAGTTATATGAGATGAAGAGAAGAAACCCTTCTAAGTTTGAGCACGTTATCTTAGGTGGTTGGATGGAGAAAGCTGAAGGAACAATTATAAGGAATTGGAAAGTAGGAGAGTTTGCACAGACAGAATTAACCTGTTATGGTCAAGATTTTGGTTTCTCTATGGATATGACAACACTTGTAAAGGTTTCTATTGATAAAGAGGTTAGAAAGGTATATGTTAAAGAAATATATGGAAAGACTGGTTTATCTACTTCTGACATAGCATTTAGGAATAGACAGGAATGTGCAGCAGATTTAATAATATGTGATAGTGCAGAACCTAGACTTATAAATGAGTTAAGAAACACAGGACTAAACATAAGACCTACTATTAAGAAGAAGGGTAGTATACTATCTGGTATTGCTTTAATGCAAGATTATGAGATTATAGTAGAGAGAAACTCTAGTGGTATTATACGAGAGCTAAACAATTATGTATGGCACGATAAAGGAGAGAAGCCAATAGATAAGTATAATCACTTTATAGATGCAATAAGATATTCTTTACAATATTTAATTCAAGGAGTCAATTCTGGAAAATATGTTATCCGATAATTTGTTTAACATTAAGGTGTTTAACATTATGGGGTCTGTTTAATATTATGCCTTGTTTAACATTATCCCCTGTTTAACATTATGGGGGTCGTTTAATATTATCCCCCCTCTTTTCTATTTAGATTTATTCTAAATAATATCTATATTTTTACACAATTATAAAAACAAATTAAGCCAGTAGAAAAGCATAAAATATTTTTGTAGTGTAAAATATATTTTGTATACACGCACGCACGCAATATTAAAGGTGTATAAAATTTTAACATTTACATTTCTACTTATTTATATTAGTTTTATATATTTGATTATAATTATTAACTAAAACTAAAACAATGCAAAATTTAACACCATTACAAAGACAATATTTAAAAGATTGCGAATTACTCCAGTCTTTAGGCTATAAGGATAATTTATTTGATAGCTTATATTTAACACATGCAAAAACAAAAAAAGAAACTAACCAATAAAACAAAACAAACTAAAAAAAATGGATACAACACACTTTAAAAACCACATAATTAATTCAATAGTAGATACTCTTGAAGATTATGAAAACCAAACTAATTTTGATTATATAATTTCAGATGTAATTTATTTTATAATATATTATAATCGTTGTAATGAATTTATAAATAATTCTTTTTCTAATGCTTTTGAAGTTATTGCTCACGCTTCGGAATTATACAACGATATGACTGGAGAAAATTTACCGACAGAAAATATTAATTCTGAATATATAGTAAATTACATATTAAATTATTATGCTCACGAAATAGTGAACGATTTGCAAAATGAGTTTGAAGGGTTCGACAATATAAAAAATATTAATAATGATATAATAAAGTATTTACTAACATATCAAAACGGATTAAACAAATTACCATTTTAAAAATAATATTATGACAAAAGAAAAACAACAAAGAAACAAATTAATTGATTTTATTCTTGACTTTGCGAGTGATGAAATAGAAAGTGTAAAAGATGCTTTAAAACTTGCAAGAATGACAAACCAAGAATTAAAAGAAAACATTAAAAGTATTAAAGAATATTACAAAAGAGAACATAAAACAATAATATAAAAACTAAACAACATGAGACAAATTACAAAAGAATCAGTAAAAGCCTTTTTCAATAATACTAATTATAGTAAATCAAATACATTCATTGTAAATAATAAATTCTATTTGCATAATAATTTAATCGCTGAAATAAAAGATAATAAACTAATCTTGTCTAATTGTGGCTGGTTCAGTAATACAACCAAAGAAAGATTGAACGGAATTTTAGAGTATATTGGTAAACCTTTAATATATCAAAGGAATTTTATTTGGTATTTAGAGGGTAATAAATGGAACGGAAACAGAACAGAAATAAAATTTTAACATAATTTTAACATTTCTTTAACATTTAATTAAATATAAGTTTATATATTTGAGTATAACAAAAACAAATAATATTAACTAAAAACAAAACAATGAACAAACTAAAACAACAAGACAAAACAACCTTGACAGGTTTAGCAATAGTAACAGGTTTAATTCTTCCGATGCTCTCATTTATTATAATAGAGATAATCAACGGAGCTAAAATATATATCTAATGAGTATAAAAGTTACAAACACAAATCTAGTTATTATTGAGAAAAATAATACTATTAAAGTTTATACATTAAAAGAATATATAAAACTTAAAAGAGATAATAAAATAATTAACCAAATTAACAGAGCATTTAAATACATTACAATTACTTTAATTGGTGCAATGTTGTATAATATAATTAAATAATATGACAAGACAAGACATAAACAATATTAATAATATAGAGGAATTAAAATGTAATTATAGAACTGATTTAAAAGTATTAGACTGGTTCAATTACTTTACAGACTATATACAAGAGACCAATAATAACTTATATAATCAGGCTTGTGAATATGCTGACATAAAAGAGAATATTATTAATAATCCTGATGACTCTATAATATTAAATAAATTAAAACAATGATAGAATATATATTAAACCCTTTTATATTAGTTAACTTTGGTTATATGATAACTGCTATAATAATAACATTAATAATTAAAAAGAAAAGCAAATGACAAGAGCAGAAATAAAAGAAGCTTTAATTCATTACTATGAAATAGATTTAAATAATTGTTTGTTTAATTCTAAAGACTGGGTAAATGAATTGTCTAAAGCCTTAACAGATAAAGAATATTTAAACAACTTTAAAGAAGAATATAAAAACTATATAGAATTTATTAACCAATAAACAATTAAACAAATGACAAAAGAACAACTAAAACAAAATATAAAATATTATCAAACATATAAAGAGCAATTCTTTATAGATTGTTTACAAAGCGACCCAAACGAAAGGCAGTATTTATATAATGATTGGATAGAATATTTTTTTACTTCATCTTATAATGAACAACTAAAACAATTAAACAAATGACAAAAGAAGAACTACAAAAGCAAGTTAACAGACTATTAAAAGAGATAGTTGAACTAAACGAGTTAAACGACAAGCAAGAAGATAAAATAAAAGAACTTAAACAACAATTAAAGGATTCTAACCCTAAAATACAAAACGCTTATCTAACTGACATATATAATATATTTGCTTTAGATGGAGATTTATATCTTCAAAGTGAGCATTTACGTTTAATTATTAATTGTGAAAGTTTTTTAGGTGACTTAGACTTAATCAATCACTTAGTATTAAAAGAGAATAAGAAGACTCAGCAAATGTATTTAGATAATCTAAAAGAAACAATTAATAAATATGCTTAAAATAATACATACTAAACAACATTAAAGACATATAAACAAATTTGTTTTGGTTAGTCAAAAGAGGGTTTAAAACTTAGGTTTTAGCCCTTTTTTTTATACGCTTTATTTACTGCGTTTATTTTTTAATTGTTTGATAATGAGAGATTATATATAGTGATATTGGAACAACCTCATTTAAGCTCATTTAAGAGCCTTTTATTACCTCATCTATACATACATACCTTTATTTAAATATCTTTTGTTAAACATAGCTTAAAACGATTCAGAATATATTATTTTAATGTAATTATATAGTAATTTAACGTAAATTGGAGATGGCTGAGGTAAGTAGCCCACTCTTATGATTTCATTACAAAAACGAATTATTCTAAAACTCATATTCTAAAAATATAAATATAATTTTAAAACGAGTTGAGTAATTAAAAGGTGTATTGATGGAGTTTTATTCGCCCTCCTCTTTATATATGTTACTTTAAATGTTGTTAGCTAAACAACTTGTTAGCAGCTGTACTCGTTGAGTTGAATGATACTAGGGCGTCTACGAAAATAACAAAGGGATTAGTATCGCAATTCTCAAGGAGATTTAGGTTACCTGAACCAATAGGAGTTTATGCCTAAAGTGTAGCAACTTATACAGATTTGCAACTGTCTATATAGATAACGATATTTTTTATTTTTGTTTTTTTATACTGTTAAAACAAAAAGTAGTGGATTTCGTTATCATAGTATGGTAAAAGAATATAAGTTAGAAGTACCTACTAAGTTAGAAGGTATAACATTAAGACAGTATCAGGATTATCTAAAAGTATTAGATAAATGGGATAAGGAAGATGAGGTGTATATTAAGACAAAGATGTTACAGATATTTTGTAACCTAGATATAGAAGATACTTTTAAAGTACCTATAAACAACTTTGATTTTGCTATTGATACAGTAAATAGATGTTTTGATGAAGAGAAGCCTTTAGTCAACAGATTTGAGATGTCTGCTAAAGATGAGTATGGAGATGAGACTATCGTTGAGTTTGGTTTTATACCAAAGTTAGACGAAATGTCATTTGGAGAGTTTATTGATTTAGATAATAATATATCTGATTGGCAGAAGATGCATAAAGCAATGGCTGTCTTATTTAGACCTGTTATCTTTAAGAAGAAGGAGTTTTATAGAGTGATGGATTATGAAGGTAGTCATAAGTACTCAGATGTAATGTTGGATATGCCAGTTAATGTAGCAATAGGTGCGATGGTTTTTTTTTATCGTTTAGGGAGAAAATTACCGAGTTATACGGTGGATTATTTAGTGAAGGTATTGAAGAAGGAGGGAGTTCCACCTCAGCTCAAGCGAACTTTGGACAAAAGTGGGGTTGGTATCAATCAATATTTACAATCGCTAAAGAAGATGCAGCTAGAATTGATGAAGCAACCAGACTTCCAATACATACCTGTTTGATGTATTTGGAATATATAAAGGATAAAACAAATTTAGAGAATGCTTTAATAAAAAGGGCACATAAAAAATAGATATGACACAAGTATATGACTTATTAGACAAGTTAAAGGACGAATTAAGATTAAATAAGCACGTTAATAGTGTTAGTTTCGGAGATATTACTGAAATTAACCTAAATAAGACAGATATATTCCCTTTAACACACTTAAACATCTCAAATGCTGTAATAAGCTCAAATACTATCACTTTTACGCTTCAAGTACTATGTGCAGACATATTAGACTACAATAAACAGGATTATAGCTATGATTTATTCTATGGCAACGATAATTTACAAGATATAATGAATACACAGTTGCAAGTAGTCAATTTAGTGTACTCTAAGCTAAAAAGAGGTACTTTAAGAACAGAATTGCTACAAGTAGACGATAATATCTCTGTTCAGCCATTTAAAGACAGATTTGAGAATGAATTAGTAGGATGGGGAGCTGATATAGACATAATAATGAGAAATGATATAAGTATCTGCTAATGGACACTAGTTTTATAACAATAGCACTTAAAAGACTAGGCGACCAAGTTGTAGATAGGCTTCAGCAGCAGTTACAGACAGATAACACTATGGCTAGTGGTAATTTGTCAAGAAGTATTAAAGGAAAAGCAGTAGGTAACGCTTTAACAGTTACTATGGCTGGTTATGGTGGAGCTATAGATGAAGGTATTGGTAAAGGAGGTAGACCAGCTAACGGATATAGAATAAAAGAGTGGTTAAAAGTCAAAGGTATACGTCTTAGAGACAATACTACTGGCAGATACCTTAAACAGACAGATTATAATTACAATAAGATATCATTTCTTATTAGCAGAAGTATAGCTAGAGAAGGAATTTCCTTTTCTC